AAGACCGAAGAAGAGATCGCGGCGGAGCAGCAAGCTGCGCAACAGGCCGCGATGCAGCAGCAGGCTATGCAGGCTGCACTGAACGTCGGCGAGACCGCCGGCAACGCTGTTGTCGAGCAACAGCTACAACAAGCACAACCCGAGGAGGAACAGCTATGAGCGAAGCCGTAGAGTTTCGCGGCGATGAAGTCAAAGACCTAGCTACTGGCGAGGTCACCAAGATTCAAGAGCCGCAAGTCGAGGATCAGCCCCAGGAAGAGGAGGCCCAAGATGCCGAGTCACTACAACAAGAAGACGTCAAAGAAGAAGCCGAGCAAGAAGCCGAGCAAGAAGCCGAAGATTCGGATGCCGAAGCTCTATCGCTAGAGAACATCTTGGCGATGAGCCAGGAGTTTGCTGACGACGGCGAGGTCAGCAAAGAACGGTACGAGCAGCTACAGCAAGCTGGCGTATCGAAAGAACTCGTCGACACAGTCATCCAAGGCCAACAGGCCTTGGCCGAAGTTCAGAAGCTGAATGCCATCTGGCAGGCAGATCTGACTCTTAGCCAATACCAAGAACTCGCCAGTTGGGCAGAGAAGAACTGGTCTGCGGAACAGATTGAAACCTACAACCGGCTCGTCGACGGCACCGATCAAGGTGCCCGAGAGATGGCGATCCAGTCTTTGGTGAGCGCAGCGCAAGGAGGCCGAGGCCCCGAACCGACGCGCAACATCGAAGGCTCAACTGCCACCGCCGGTGTAGCCCCCTTCCAGTCGGCTGACGAGATGGTAGAAGCAATGCGGGACAAGCGTTACAGGAATCGCGAAGAGCCTTACTTCAGTCAAGTCAAGGCGCGTCTTGGCGCAGGTATCCGTTAACAACCTCTTTCATCTCGATCCTCTAGGAGGACAATCCCTTGGCTACTACGACTAGCACCACTCCGCTGTTTTCATTCGGCGGCCCAAACAACGACACTAACAACCAATCCGCTTACGCCACCACGCTGTTCAAGCGCACCTTCGGTGGCGAGATTCTGACCGAGTTCCGCGAGGCCACGATTTTCCGTGAGCTTCACATGACTCGTCAGATCGAGAACGGTAAAGCTGCGAAGTTCCCGGTCTTCGGCCGCGCTTCGCACAAATACTTCACGCCGGGCGACGACCTGTACACCACGTCGGTCAACGACAACAACGGCAGCTCTGACCTGACGACTCACACCGTTGACGGCAAGACCAGCATCATCGGTCGCAGCGAGCGTCTGATCTACATCAACGAGCTGTGCCTCGCGGCCACTATGGTGGATCAGGTCGATGAGCTGATGGACGATTACAACGGCGTTCGCGGCATCTACTCCCAGGAGCTGGGCCGCGCTCTCGCTAACAACTACGACCAGATGGTCGCCAAGGCAATCTTCACTGCGGCATCGCAAACCACCGCGCCAGTGGATGGCGGCCCTGTTGGTGGCGGTGCGATTGGCATCGACCTCGACGGCGCGAGTAGCTCGGAAGCGGCGGGCGACCTGCTCGTCGGCGCACTGTTCGACGCTGCTCAGAAGCTCGACGAAGCCGATGTTCCGAAGGCCGATCGCTACGCAGCGTTGGCTCCGCAGGAATACTACGACCTCGTCAACTCGCAAAAGGCTGTCAACCGCGACTACGCTGGCTCAGGCAGCATCGCAGGTGGCAGCGTGCTGAGTGTGGCTGGCATCAACATCGTGATGACGAACCACCTCCCGCACGCGAACAACGACTCGTCTGATGGAGGAACCGACATTGTCGGCAACCGCAACGACGATCTTAACCGCAACTACGGTGGTACGGACGCTTCGGTCAACGGTTACCTGAACGGTCTGGTGTTCCAGAAGCAAGCCGCTGCTACGGCTTCGCTGATGGATCTCGCCTTTGAGACCGAGTGGGATATCCGCCGGCAGGCATGGGTGATGGTCGCCAAGATGGCGGTCGGTCACGGTGTGCTGCGCCCCGAGTGCGCTGTCAAGATCACTCAGGCTTCTGCGTAAAGTCAACCTGATTTATCAGGGTGTTCTTTCTTGTGTGTTTCGGGAGGGGGCTTCGGCCCTCTCCCACCTTCCCCTAAGTAGATGGCAGGCACGACAAAACTCGAAGCAGTCAACACGATGCTCTCAGCGATTGGCGAAGCGCCGGTCAACACGATCACCGGTGGACAGACCGGTGATGTTGCTATGGCAGAGAACATCTTGAACGAGATCACTCGCGTTGTGCTGGTTGAAGGCTGGAACTTCAACATGGACATCGAGGTCGAACTGACTCGCAACAGCGACGACGAGATCCTTGCTCCTGCCGACGGGCTCGCGGTGCGCCCATACAACAAGCGCCAGCACAACTTCGCCGTGCGCGGCGGCAAGATCTACGATCTCGAAAAGCGCACCTACACGTGGACGACCAACGTCAAAGCGAACATCGTCCGCGACATCGCATACGAGGATCTGCCCGAGCCGGTGCGACAGTACATCATGCACCGTGCAGCGCGCATCTTCCGCATGCGAGTATTAAACGATTTGCAAGATCGCGTGCCTAGCGAAGAGGAGATCCGCGCGCTCGCGGACATGAAGCTGCACGAATCCGAAGAGGCGGACTACCGCCTGTCGGACGCCTACGACATTAGCCGCATTACGTACCGACAGTCGCCGCGCGACATGCATAGTCAATGACGCTGTTCGACCAGTCAGTACCCAACCTTCTGGGCGGCGTAAGCCAGCAGGCCGAGAACCTGCGCTTTCCTAACCAAGCAAAGGAAAGCATCAACACGCACGCCAGCACGGTCGAGGGTCTGATCAAGCGGAACCCGAGCAAGTTCATTGCGGACGTCGGCAGCGCCGGCGACAGCCAGCGGCTGCACATCATCGATCGGTCTCCGAGCGAGCGGTACGCGCTAGTCGTCAATGACGACAAAACGATTAGTGCATACGACTTGCTGACGGGATCGCCGGTCGAGATGCAAGACGAGAACGGAGATGCGTACTCAAACTACGCATACCTGCAAACCGCAACATCTGCGGACAAGATCAAGTTCTTTACAGCAGGCGATTACACGTTCGCCGTAAACACCGAGGAGATCGTGCAGCCGGCGACCGATCTCACGCAGGAGTACAACAACGGAGCGCTGGTCACAATCGTCAGCGGAGATTACGGGTCGAAGTACGACATCATTCTTGATAACACGAGGTACTCGCTCTCGGATCAATCACCAGACGGCGATAACTACGGCGGACAAACGCCCGACGGTGTCTCAGGAGACCGACCCCTGATCGGCACCGACCGCATCGCCAAAAACTTGCAGCAGACGATTTCTGGACAAGGCGGAACGTCTAGTCTGATTCGCGTTGGGTCTACGCCTAACCCGCTCGAAAAAACTATCTACCGTCCCGGCGCGACTGCCGGCACCTTCCGGCTCGAGATTCGCTATCGCGTTCGACTGCGGGAGTATTTCAATCGCAGGCTAAAGAAGACCACGAAGTGGTATGACAAAAGGGAACGGTTCACGCTGTACTTTGATTACAACGCTTCTGCGGCAGACTTTCAAAACAACCTAAATGTCAACCGAGACTCCTTTGTAGTCGACGGCTCGTTTAGCAGGTACTTGCAAAACGTCTTCAGCACAGACCCTGCTGACTTCAAGCCCTTTAGTGGCAACTACAAAGGTCGGCCGACAGTAGTCGGAGTGACCGGCTCATCAATCGGAACTGACGTAGCGAATGCGATTACGGTGGACTTTGCAGAGCTGCTCGACAACACGGTATGGGAGACAACTCTGCCCTCAGCGAGTTCAGGAGAGTTCGGGCAAACATGGCAGTTCTACGAGTTCGATCATGACTCGTTTGAGCTAGTAGTCGTAGACGACACGACCACTGGCACAAGCACGAGCGCAGACTTCGTTGTAGATCGCTTTGGGTCGACGCTTTGGATTCGCCGACCCGACGGCGAAGACTTCACTATCGACGTGGAGGATAGCTTTGGCGGCGACTCTATGAATCTCGTTAAGGATTCAGTGCAGACATTCGCCGATCTGCCCAAAGAGGCGCCGAACGATTTTCGCATTAAAGTTTCCGGCGACCCGGACACCGATGTCGACGAATACTATTTGCGCTTTGAGGTAGACAATACCGGAGAGGCGATGGGCACCGGTCTCTGGAACGAGGATGTCGGCCCGAACGTGCAGTACCGATGGGACGAGAGCACGCTGCCCCTCCGCTTCGCGTCGATCGTCGACGATGAAGGGAATGCCTACTTCAAGGTTTCGGTTATGCCGCTTGAGTCTCGCGCGGCAGGCGATGACACAAGCAATCCGTTCCCGAGTTTCGTTGACAACCCGATTGCCTTCGTAACGTATCACAGGGGTCGGCTTGTAGTGGGCTCGGGCGAAAGCGTTGCCTTGAGCGAAGCGGATAACGTCAACAACTTCTTCCGCACCACGGTAGTCGATCTACTCGACACCGATCGCATCGACATGACCGCGACGACCGACAAGGTCAGCCTGCTGCGCAGTGCGGTCCTCACGTCGCGAGACTGCATCATCTTCAGCAATCAGACGCAGTTCCGCATTGACAGCGCGGGCGACCTCCTGACGCCGAAGACAGCGGCGCTGATGAACGTCGGCAACTTTAAGTCTGCGATCGAGTGCGACCCTGTCGCACTAGGCGATTCGATGTACTTCGCTTTCAATCGAGTCGACTATGCCGGCGTCAACGAGATGCGCAACGAAAGCGGCGGACAGCAGCCGTTGTACGCGGCGTTCGAGGTTAGCGAGCAGGTGCCGAAGTACATGGCCGGCGACGCGACGCGGATGACTGCGACAAGCATTGAGAACATGCTCGCCGTGCAGACCGACGGCTTCGACGGCCTGTACATGTACAAGTTCGCGGATCAAGGCCGCGAGCGCGTGCAGTCCGCATGGTCGAAGTACGAGCCCGGCGGCGGCGGCGTCGTAATCGACATGGAGTTTGCCGACACCTCGCTGTACATGATCGTCGAGCGCGGAGGCAGGAACGTGATCGAGGTCGCCCAGTTCCAGGACGGGCAAGCTGACGCCGGCGAGCAGTTCGTCTACAGGCTCGACTGTCGCGTCGACGACGAAGCGTGCACGACCACGTATGACTCGGCGACAAACAAGACCGAGGTCGTCCTGCCTTATCAGGCCGGCTCGGACCTAATCCTGATTGAGCGCACCGCCGCCGGCCAGAAAGCTGGCGCCGTGCACACGCCCTCCTACGTTGAGGGCTCCGCGATCGTCACGGTTCCGGGTGACCAGTCGGCGAAGAAGTTCTACGTCGGCCACAAGTACAACATGCGGCACGATCTTGGCGCGTTTTACATGCGCGGCCGCAGCCGCAACGGGGACAGCGCGATGGTCTCGGGCCGCATGCAGGTCCGATACATTGACCTGCTGTTCGACGACACGCTGTTCTTCAAGGTCACGGTGACTCCGAAGTACCGCGACTCCTGGACGGTGAAGTACAGCGGTTTCAACGTCGAGTCGGGCTCTGCGACCATCGGCTCGCTTTCGCAGGAGGACGGTCGCCTGCGCGTGCCGGTCATGGCGAAGAATACTGAATACGACTTCGTCATCGAAAACGACACGGCGATGCCGTGCTCATTCTCTGCTGCGGAGATCCGCATGCGTTACGACAGCAAGGGGCGGCGCATTGGTTGACATCCACGTGCACAAAGCCAAAGTCATCGACTGCATTCGGCTGGCTCGCGATCTCAGGCCAGAAGATGTGGTCGAAATGCAAGCCGCGTTTCCTGGCGTCGATTACGCCGACGTTCTCAAGTATCAGATCGAATGCGACGAAACGTCGCTGTCGGTCTACTTCGGGGGCGACATCGCTGCGATCTACGGCTGCAAGGCCACGCAAGCGGATCCCAGCGTCGGGGTGCCTTGGATGATGGGATCGAAGATCCTGCGCAAGCATCCTCGGCTGGTGATTGAGGCAAGCTCGCATCTGCTCTACGAGTGGCTCCAAGAGTTCGAGCGGCTGGAGAACATGGTCAGCGAAAAAGCGACCGCAAACATCCGCTTCCTGCGAGCGCTCGGTTTCGAGGTAAGTAGCCCGCAGGATGGCTACTGCCTGTTCAGCCTTGAGGGGGTCGACGTTTTCTAATGTGTATCACGCCAGAAGCATTGGCAATGGGCGCCACGTCGCCGGCGGCGGCGGCGAACATCTCATTCGGCCTGAAGTCGGTTGGAGCTCTCAGTGAGTTTTTCGGAGCCACTGCGCAGGCGGAAGCCGAAGAGGCTTACCGCAAAGCCCATAACAAGCAGATCTTCGACGCTGCCGTTAGCGACGCCAACCACCAGTACCGACAAGTGGCGCGGCAGGCTCGCCAAGAAAGCCAAGCCCGCGCGCAGGAGATGGCCCAGTTTATGGGCGAGGCTCGACGTGTCGCGTCGCGCGGCCTGTTGGCGGCTTACGAAACTGGTGGAGCGAGCACCGATGCCGTCGACGAAACTTTCAAGAAGGTCGCCGACTATCAGGTGGCAGCCGACATCCAATCTAGGTGGGCCGATCAGGCTACCGGCGACAGGCTGCAACAGGTCAACACCACTGCGGCCAACCGCATGAGCCAAATGAACATGGTGCCGGTCGAGAAGCCGGGCGCCGCGTTGCTAGCCGGCAAGCTGGCCTCCCTGTTCGGCAGCACCCTTGCGGACTACAGCCTGCCGGCGGGCTCGATGGCCGACCCTACCAAGTTGACCCAGAAGACCTTCTTCGATACGAGCCGGGGCTTCGACATCTTTAGCTTTAGCCCCTGAACCAAATGGCACAGCGAAACCTCCGAGGGCAACAGCCAGAGCTGCGATCGACGCTGCGTTTGCAGCCTCGTGCGCAGGTCACTAGCACCTACGTACAGCCACAGAAACAGCGCGTAGAGAGCCCCGAAGCCCGCCAGTACATGGAAGTCGCGGAAGCCTTCCGGCAGCTCGCACCGGGCCTAGACAAGCTCCTGGGGGCACAGGTAGAAGAGTACGCCGTGCAGCAGTCGCTGGCCGGCAGCGAGGCTGTCAGTCAGATGACGGCTGACGATTACCGCACGCTGGCGTCCAAGGGCTGGAAGGCTCTGAGCCGGAAGTACCCAGAGCTGCGCGATGCGAACCCCCTGTTGCAGATGGCGATTGAGGAGAACGCCGGCGCGAAGCTGGGGCGCATGAACGGGCAGGCGCTGCTCGACAAAGTCGAGGCTCTCTCGGATCCGCTCGAATACGTGGACGACGACCGGATCACCGCCGAGGTCAACCTTGCTATGCAGGGTCCGGGCAACATGACGGCCGCGATGCGTCGCGGATACGTCAACCAGATGAACCAGTACACGCCGGTGTTCGAGCAGAATGTGTTTACTGCTCGCAACAACAAGCGCAAGCAACTCCGCGACGACCAGTACAAAGGCGATGTGACCGACACATTCGATGGTCGCCCCGAGGACGCCATCGCAGACATCGCAGTCCTGTCGGATTCGTACTACCAAGAGCGCGGCGAAAGCGGTCGCGAGGTTGTCGCGGTCGCATATGCTGAGTGGTTCGAGACAGCGCTGAAGGAAGCTAAGTCATCGAAAGAGGTCGACTCGATCGTAGCTAAAGGCGAAAAGCTGGCGCGGTTGCTCAAAGACATGACGGTCGGCAACGTGCGCCTAGGTGCTGACGCGACAATCAGAAATGCCATCGACACCTTGCGCGAGGGCATGAACGTCGTCGGCGCGCAGCGCAAGGAGTCGATCCTTCAAGAAGAGAATCGTCTTCGCAACACGGTCGAGACCAATGCAAGGAACACGATTCGTGATTACCTCTATCGCGACCCTGACGCTGCAACGGATCTGCGCACTGACCGCGACGTGATTCAAGACGTCGTGTCGACCAGCGCTGCTAACGGGCATCCGATTTCCGTGATGCAAGCGGAGACCATGCTGCGCGAAACGCGCGACAAGTTCGAGGCGGCGACGAAGGATCCCGATGTTCAAGACCGCGCGTTCCGCACGCTGTACATGAAGCACATGGCCGGCACCCTCAAGCAAGAGGACGTCGATAAAGCAGCAGACGATGCAGTTATCAATCAGGCCGGGTGGCAGCGCCTGACTGACGCTTTGGCCCGAGGCTCGCAGCCTAAGCAGCGCGCTGCCGAAACGATTCAGCAAACGTTCACGGACTACCTAAAGGCAGAGAACCTTTATGCGGCGGCAGACCCAGACAACCAGTCTGCCGAGTTCCAGTCTGTTGCTAAGTACAACCAGTGGATCGTGCAGCCGGCCGACCCCGAAAGCGATACAGGGGAAACGCACTATGACGTTCTTTCGCAGATGCACCTGAACGCGGCGGAGGAACTGGAAAAGATTGCGGCAGACCCAGACCGCGATTACGGGCGCGAGTCCGAGCGTATTACGCAGAAGCTGCGCTCCGATGTCGAAGCCTATATCGACAAGCACACTACTCCCTACTTGCGCTTGCAGGCTGGCCGCGACCTAGTTGGAGTGATGCTGCAAGAGCGGATCGGCAAAGACAAAGACACCGGCGTAGCAATCTATCAAGCTCGACTTGGGCCAGACAACAGCATGACGTGGGACGACATGCTCATGATTACAGGCAAGGGCCGCGAGGAACTGCTCGACGAGTTTCTCGTTTACTCGTTCGGAAGCGACGGCGAGTTCTTTGGCAAGACGCCGGAGGAGGTTCAGGATATGCCGAAGGCGCAAGTTCGCAGCGCCTTCAATGCCTGGATGTCGAGTAACGATGAGTACGGAAATGCGTATCAAGCGTACGTCTCTGTTACTGCGCAGCAAGACAAGGAATCTGCCAGCGCTCGATTTAGGATTCCGACAGTCAACGTGTACGATCCTGCATTTGGAGTGCAAGATCCCAAAGATAGCGACCTAGCTGCAAAGCGATCTAAAGGGTACATGGATATGATTCCGCATACCCCTGCAGGATCGCGAGGGCGGAAGCTCTCAGAAGCCGACCGAGAGGAACTTGATTCTGCTCTCAAAAACGTCCAGGAGTACGCGGTGTTTCCTGCCAACGGCGAATACGACCCGAGCAAAAACTACGCTGCTCGCCTGCGAGACATCGAAGAGTTGATGAACATGAGCTGGTCGATGAACATCGCGAATGGAAGTGTCCTGATCGGAGAAGGCAACGTGCTCAAGCCTAGCCCGAACGACAAGATGGGAGCGGGTCCAATGCAGCCTGGGTTGGGTGGATTTAGGCCATTCATGATTGACACTATTTTGACGATGGCTGCGCTGGGCAAAGTAAACCCGAATCACGTTCGCGAAGGAAAGGTTCCTGTGTATCAGAGCGAAGAAGCTCAATACTATGTGAACATCGATAGCCACAAAGGAAATGTCAAAAGGCAGCTCGACCGTTTGTTCCACCCGACAAACTGCCTGTACTTCGACCCTGAAGACGAGGATGTTGCACAGCAAATGAGCGACGTGCTCTTCGACGACGCAAAGTTCATCGCCTACTTCCAAGGCACGCCCGGCTTCAATCAGGCTCTTGAGCCGCAATATCGAAGATCCGTAATCGAGAGACAGCTTGCGATGATGGCAAAGTTCCCAGGAGTCGTGACTACAGAGTTGATGCAAGCTCGCGCTACCTACTACGAAGAGCAGCAATAGGCAGATGGCAATCCAAGACAATCAACAGCCGGATACTCCGCAGGATCCCGAAAAGGGAACTGTCGCAAAGGGCCAGTTCAAAGGCCTGAGTCAAGAGGAGGTGATGGCAATGCTGAACCGCGACGACTATGTCGCCGGTGGCGCTCCCGCATACGGGCCTATGCCTGAAGCTGCTGCCGGCGAAGCTGCGTCGGAAGGTCTCCAGTGGAGTGACGCGAAAGACCTGTACCGGGCACCAGTGGCCGGCTTCCAGACCGGAATCGGTGAAACGCTGAACTTGGCCTACTACTTTGGACTGGCCGACAAAGAAACCCTGCGCAAGATCTCGCCGTGGGTTGACGCCGAAGCGCGCGTGCAGACGTCGACGATTGTCGGCGCAATGGGTCGCGAGATCACCGGCCTCTTGGTCGGAGGCGGCGCCGTAGCAAAGGGTGCCGGCTTCGCTGCAAAGGGTGTCACCAAGCTCGCTCCGGGCCTCAAGGGTTTAAGCCAAATCCCAGGGGCAGCCAAAGCTGCCTCTGTTGGCAAGGCGGCCGGATATGTTGCGACGCCGGTTGCATCAATCAGCGCAGGTCTTGTTGGCGCCGCTCGTCATAGCGCTATTGCGCGCAACTTGGCAAACACAATGGCGACGTCTCGGATCGCCGCCCTTGCCCCGGCGGCATCAAAGCGACGCCGGTTGCTGAAGTGGATGAGCGCTGGCGCCGCAATCGAAGCGCAAGTATTCGTCGGCGAGATGATGATGCGCGATCCAGGCGACGGCAGCTTTGTCAATCAAGCGTTTGGCATCGACTGGTTTAACCCGGACGATGACGACAACGTTTTCGAGGCCAAGCTGAAGCTCGCGATGGACGGGGCGACTTTAGGCGTCGGACTCGACTACGCTCTGCGCGGAGCGTACCAAGTAGCACGAGCCATCAACGGCATTCGCAAGCGCACTCCCGGCGCGCTCAAGTCACTCAAGGATTCCGTGACGGGCAAAGCCGTGAGAGACGAGATGGACCTGATTGAGGATCTCAACGTGGTTTACGACGAGCTTATGGAAGACCCGAGGTTCGTCGAAAACTTGGAAGCGCTAGGAGAATCGCTAGACGCCGCTGAGCGTCAAGTTGGGAAGGTCAGCGAATCTGAACGGATCTATAACCGCATCTTGGCCGGCCTGTTTGGCGACCCGGATCTCAGCTTTGGGGGCATGCGCGAGTTTCGAGAGCACGCTCTCGAAGACGCGGAGGCTTTTCTGTCTGGCCCCCTGATGAAAGACTCGGCTTTTCAGCAGCGCTATGAGCGCATGCGGGCCAAGTTCGATGCAAAAACCGGGGGGAGGTTTGACCCTGTTGCGGAGTCCAAGTTTAAGCGAGACGTGCGGGCTCTGGCCGAGCGCGCGGTAGCAGACTTTGAAGCTCGAACGCAAGCGCCGAAAGTTACTCTCGGCGGAACGGAGTACGATCCTGCTCGCGGCCTTATCGGGCGCAACCCAAACCCGACAGACGTCGAGGGCTTCGGTCAAGATCTTATCTACCTGTTCCAGCAGGCTGACGTCACGACGCTCGCACACGAGTTGATGCACCGCATGCGTCGTCGTCTGTTCAGTGGCACAACGCCGCCGGAGTGGCTGGCAGATGGTGCCCTGCAAGATGTCGCCGACGCAATCAATCGACGTGGCGAAGCGCGGGCTTCTCTAGAAGAAGGGTTTAGGTGGGACGAGGATAAAGCTGTTGTCCTAAACGAAGACGGCACGTGGCCGCAGGATTGGTCAGTAGAGGCTGACGAAATCCTCGCAGACATGATGGAAGTGTCTTTGCGAGAGGGAAACATTCCCGGCTTGCCGGACTATGTCAACGATGCCTTCGAGTTGATGAAGGAGCGCGTTGCCAAGGTCTACGAGTTTCTTGTCGCAGACAGTGAGGTCCGCCTATTCGGAGGAATCGATGACGACGTCGACGCCGTCATGCGTCACGTTATTGAGCGCCAACGTGGAGACGCTCCGTTGCCGGACAGCCCGAGCGACCCTTTCTACATGGATGTTGCTACTAAGCAGCGCGTGCGCGAAGAGGGAAGGCAAGAAGGCTTGTTGTTGCAAGGCGGTCGCAAGATCGCAAAGGTTGCCCAGGTAGTCGAGTCGCGCCCCGGCGCCACGTCGGCCCTGTTCAAAGGCATGCAGCCCGAAGAGGCAAAGAAGCCCGGCACTGCTGCGGCTGACCCGAAAGTTACTGCGGCCCTGCAAGACGCTACCGATAGAGCGCTCGGCCGAGGAACGGGCGCCGGCATCGAAGAAGACGCCGGCCTTAACGACGTCGTGCTCGCTCGCGTAGGCGGCTTGTACGAAGGTGTGGTCAGTCCCGGTACGGGCGTTGTCTCTCGTGAGGCCGTCGACGACTTAGGAGTCTTGACACCAGAAGCCGTGCGCAAGGTCAACGTGTACGCCACGACTAACGGCACGCTCCTGCGTCAGGACGCCTCGGCTTGGCACACGGTTCTTGAGCCCGGCACTCCGATTGAAAAAGCTCACGGCCTAATGTTTGACCTCGGTCGCGCGGGAACCGACGAAGACGTCGCGCGCATCCAGGCCAAGATGAGTGAAGTTAACCCGGAGCTGCATGGTCACATCGCTCCTGTGGCAACGCCATACGGAGTGAACACGTTCGATTACATGATCACGTCTCCTGACGAGATCTCCGACAAATCGAGCGACTACCTCGAAACCATGCAGGAGATCGTCGAGGAGGTTCTCGGCGACGACATCCGAAACCTGCCCGCTGAACGCGGATTCAAGTCTCAAGCCAACTACATCGACAATGACTGGAGCAAAGACATCAACGGAGAAGGCTACCTCCGATACCTCCCTGCCGACGACAGGACAGCGGCCGAGAATATTCTTCGGAAGTATGCGCCGCGTGTCGACGAAGCCTACCACCGATTCGCCGACGAATACGGTGGCCCCGGGATCGACGCCTCAAGCATCCGAACCGAAAACGAGCGCTGGCGAGACCCCGAGTTCCTCGCTCAAGGCGGACGATTTGAAGGGCTAAGGGCGCCGAAAGAAACCAGCCCGCGCGGCAAAGTTGCGGCACGAGTCGGAGGCAAACTCGAAAACCACCGCAAGCGCACGGATCCGGTACAGCGTCCGCTGAACAGAATCAACAAGTGGTCTGAGCAAGAGGGTCAGCCGCGCGAAGCAGACGATGAGAACATCGCTCTGATCAAGAAGCTGCGCAACCGCTGGCCGAACATCCTCAAGTCTCGGGCATCCTTCATCCGATTTATGGCAGAGTTCTCCGGCGAAGACGTAGGTCTGATGGCGCCGGAGAACCTGATCACCGGCATGAAGCCGGGGGGCTATGTTCAGGAAACCTTGCGCGGAATGACGCCGGAGCAGATCGACGCTGCAAGTCGCGGCCTCGACCTAAGCGTGCGAGTTAAAGAAAGCCTCCGTAGAAACGACGACCCAAATGAGCTAGGCGCCCTGCTCGCGTGGTCGCACTTCTCTCGCATGGCCTCGCCGTTCCCACATGAAGCTGCGTTCCTGGACACAATGCTCGATCCAGAAGACAGCCTCATGCAATGGATCGAAGCAGCTCGCAAGGGGGAGTTCGATCTTGAGGAGTATCTCGCATGGACGAAGCGCAAA